GAGATCGTGCCGATCATGGACGACCTGACCGGGCGGGTGGACTACGGGATCCGCGTGCGCGTCGTGCACGGGATCGACCCGGAAGATCCGCAGTGGTGCGGAGACCTGGAAGAGCATATCCGGCGGCACTATGCCGCATGGCTGGAGAGCGCGGAGGAGACCGAGATCTGACGGGAGGGATGCCGCATGGGAATCGGCGGGGATCGATGCGTGTGCTGCGGGGCGATCATCCCGGAGGGACGGCAGGTCTGCCCGGCGTGCAGCGGGGAAATCATTGGCAGGAGACTGGGAGGCGATCAGGATGAGCGCGGTGGAGCGGCTGCTGGAGATGGCCAGGAGCCAGATCGGCTATTTAGAGAAGAGCAAGGCCGCGTATGACGCGGATCCCAGCGTGCTGGACGATTTCAAGCGCGGAGCCGGACTGGATAACTATACCAAGTACGCCAGGGATCAGTGGGAGGTTCGGTATTTCAACGGACGGAAACAAGGCGTCGCCTGGTGCGCGGTGTTCGTGAGCTGGTGCTTTCTGCAGTGCTTTGGGAAAGAGACTGCGCTGCGGCTGCAATGCCAGCCCAGGAGCGGAAACGCCGGGGCCGGGTGCAAGGCAGCGGCGAATTACTACCAGACATGGGGCCAGCTGCGGGAGGATCCGGAGGCCGGAGATCAGATCTTCTTCCGGGACAAGGAAGGCAACATCAGCCACACGGGGATCGTCGAGAAGATCGAAGGCGGACGGGTCTACACCATCGAGGGGAATTCCGACGGCATGGTGACGCGGCACAGGTACAGCCCGGAGAATGAGCGGATCTACGGATACGGGCACCCGGACTGGAGCATCGTCCCGGACAACGGGGACGGCGGAGAAGACCAGGGCAAAAAGGAAGAAGAGAGCGAGGATGAAGGAAGAACCATGGAACGGAGCGCAAAGGTCGTGCCTACCAGCACGAGCATCGGGAGCACGGTCAACCTGCGGGCGCAGGCCAGCACCAGCGGGAAGATCCTGGCGAAGGTGCCTTTTGAATCCCCGGTGACGGTGACGGAAGACCGGGGCGGCTGGTGCCGGGTCAAGTATCAGGGCGTGACCGGATGGATGGTGGCCAACTATATCGAGTACACCGACGTGGACGATGACGAGAGCGAAGGCGACGACGGATCCCAGGCGACGCTCACTCCGGAGGAGATCAGCGTGATCGACGGAGCGTTGCGGAAGCTGGAGGAGATCAAAGGACAGATCGAGGACATTGTGGATCAGATCGGCGCGATCATCGGAAGGGGGTAGAAAGATATGGAATGGTATCAGATTCTGATGGTGATCGGGATTCCGAGCATCATCTCCGGGCTTGTGGCCCTGGGCATCAACCGAGGCATGAAGGCACGGGACGATAAGCAGGAGGAAATCCGGCAGCAGAGCGAGGCCATCGAGAGGCAGAACAAGGCGCTGATGGCCGGTGTGCAGGCGATTCTGCGGGATCGGCTGCTAAACGGGTATCGGCATTATGCCCAGAAGGGCTGGGCGGACTACGACGACCGGCAGAACATGGAAAACATGTGGGAACAGTATCACGCGCTGGGAGCCAACGGGGTCATGGACGGATACCGGGCGAAGTTCCTGGTGCTGCCGGAGTATGATCCTAATGGAGCGGCGCTCCGGGATGCTGGGAATTGATTCCGGGACACCTTTGGTAGATGGGCCGGGAGTGATCATACCGGGGCAACCTGCCGCCTGAAGATGCATAGTGCAGACCCATCACCATAACTTAAAAAACACTTTGATCACTGAAATCAGCTTTTTGATCACTGAAATCAGCTTTTTGATCATTAAATCCAATAATCTGGAAAGGGAGGATTTCTGCATGTGGAACTGGAAAGAATGGCTGAAGGCGGCGCTGATCCGCGCGGTGAAGACCTTTGCTCAGACGGCGGTCGCGAGCATTTCTGTGGGCGCCGCGATATCGGAGGTCGACTGGCTCCGTGTTCTCTCTGTGAGTGGGGTGGCCTTTGTCCTGAGTATGCTCACGAGTTTGGCGGGCCTGCCGGAGGTGGAGAGAACGGATCCGCCTGATGAAGAGGACTATGTGGAATAATTCGGGGGACTGACTGGCACACGTGGTGTGGTGGTTCATCTCCACCACATGTGTGCCAGTTGAAGATTATTTGATAATCTTCAGCTGACACTTTTATTCTATAGACAGCCGCCTGCAGAAGCGCTTTCTGCTGCTCTGGCGGCTGTTTTTTTATGTCCAGACAGGCTCTGATCGCGGCCACCGTGGCGGGGGCATCGTACCTGGTCGCGGGCCTCCGGAGCGCGTTTGCTTTGTTCTGCAGCTCTCCCCTTTCCTTTTCCAGTCTCCGGAGATCATCAGCCAGGGAAAGCGGAGCGCTGGAACCCTGGTCCGAGATGAATGACACGATCCTGGCGATGCGCTTATTCAGCTCCAGGATCTGCTGATCAACGGCTCTGGCCTCTGTGGCGTGATCTTCATCGGCTGCATCGGAGAAGCTGTTCGCGATGGAACAGGCCGACGTGATCGCGCCGGGATCAGCTGCGGCCATTGTCTCCAGCACGGAGAGAACAGCTTCCTGGATATGCTCCAGACGCGCTGGGCGGCAGCAGGAAGCCTTGCATGAATAATAACGCTGCTTAGTGCCGTTTCTATCCTTCCCGCCGTAATTGAGAGGCATCAGAGCGCCACAGACGGCACAATGGACGAGGCCGGAAAGCGGATAGACAGACCGGGCCGTGAAGGTGGAAGCCAGGGTCTTGTATTGACTCCGGAGATCGCAGACGCGCTGCCATTCTTCCGGGGAGAGAATAGCCGGGACGCCACCAGGGACGCGAATCGTCTCCGGGGATGTGATGCAGTGGCGAGGATCCGCGCCCAGGCGGCGGACGTAGGTGCCGGAATAGATCTCATTCCCCAGCATAAAATTCAGGTCTGATTTTTTGAATTCTGATTTTTTGCTGGTATGCTGCAGCACTTCCCTGTTCATATACTTAAGTATATCTGCATAGCCGGATCTGGACAGATAAAGCTCGAATACATGCCGGGCCATGGGCGCGGCGACTGGATCCAGCTGATAGTGCTTTTGATCGTCTATGCAGTAGCCCAGGGGCACGTGACCGCCCAGGTATTTGCAGTCTCTGGCCAGGTGCTTGTGGGCCATCACAACACGGTCAGAATCCTGTTCCCGCTCCAGCTGGGCAAAGCTGGCCAGCATGTTCAGCATCATGCGGCCTGACGGTGTGGATGTATCGATCGATTCTGTGACGGACACCAGCGTGATCCCACGCGGCTGCAGCACGTCTTCGATGATGGACAGGGTATCACGGAGAGATCTGGAAAGCCGGTCGAGCTTCCAGACCACGACAGCAGAGACAGAACCAGCGCGGCAGTCATCGAGCAGCTGCCGGAGGGCCGGGCGGTTCATGTTCTTCCCAGAGAAACCGGCGTCCTCATAGATCCGGATCTGCTGGGCCGTCATGGCTGCATAACCCTGGAGGATATTCCGCTGGGCATCGATAGAGATCCCATGCGCTGCCTGTTCGTCAGAAGATACGCGGGAATAACCAAAGCAGAGCTTTTCACTCATTGCGCTCACCGAATAAACCTTTATAAGTAAAAAACACAGAAGACGTGCTATCCAGCTCAAATATCATACCATTCACAAGATCAATTTTGCCGATTTCAGGAACGTTATTAAGTCTGCCTACAGAGTACACGCGAATTCTTTCTCCATCCGAACCAAACAACAAGATGTTGCCATAATCAAGATCATCGTCAGGAAATTTGATTCGATAACTACCCTGGGGAATATCAGTTCCGATGGTATATACTCCAGCTGGAACAGTAACACCTGTTTCAGTTGAATAAGGCGAAAGTCCACGACGCTCAAATTGTTTCATAATAAGGTCATACATTTCCAATATTTCGTCGTCCGACATTATAATGAATTTTTTATTCATGGACTTTCCTACCGAAGAGGACGCAAACGAAACTGATGCAATCAAAAGTAAAACAAAAAACATACAAATAAAACGTTTCATAGTCTTCTCCTCTCATTTTACACAGCAGACGATATAGAGCTTTCTTGCCTGAAAGATGGTTGCTGGAGAATTGATTCAGCCTGCTGAACCAGAAAAGCTTTTCCGGCGTCATTCATCTGGGAAAAGAGGTCAAGAAGATATTTCTGTCGATCTGTAAGAAAAACCTCCCCTTCCTGTTTTTCGCCCAGCAATTCGGAGACGGAACACTCGAGAGCTTCAGCGAGTTTTTCGATAGTATCCACGGCTGGGCTTTTTGTGCTGGATTCGATCGCACTAAGAGTGGCCTGGGCAATGCCAGCCTTTTTAGCGAGCTGATTCTGGCTCACATGCTTCGCTTTTCGCTTTTCTTTTATGTTTTCACCAACGGCGCTCATGCACATCCCTTCTTTCTAAATTATTGAAATTTCTATAATAATTTTACGGGTATTTTATAGAAATGTCTATTGACATATTATCGAAACGGGAATATTATTAAGATCCAACTTATCGAATCGGCAATAAGGAGGTTTGCTGGACGGTGAAACTCAGAATTGAAGAATTCCGGAACAAGCGAAAAATGAACCAGCAGCAGTTAAGTAAGGCCAGCGGAGTGCCGCAGCCCATGATCAGTCAAATCGAGACTGGAGACGTCGCGAACCCGACCATCAAAACGCTCCACAAGCTGGCCACGGCCCTGAAGTGCACGGTGGACGACCTGATCGAAGAAGAACCGGCTATGAGGTGATGAGCATGGGCAAGGTCACGCGCATGGAAGAGGTCGATGTGGATCAGCTGAAGCCCTACGAGAAGAACGCGAAGATCCATGGGGACGATCAAATCGAAAAGCTGTGCGAAAGCATTCGGGAGTACGGGTTCATCAGCCCGGTGCTGATCGACAGCAACATGAACGTGATCGCCGGGCACGGTCGCCTGATGGCAGCGAAGAAGCTGGGCATGAGGAAAGTGCCGTGCCAGTTCATCGAATGGCTGAGCGACAGCCAGCGCAGAGGCTACATTCTGGCGGACAACCGGCTGAACGAATATTCCGAGTGGAACCTGGAGGCCGTGGCCGGGGAAATCGAAAGCCTGCAGCTGGAAGAAGCGAACATCGAGTTTATGGAATTCCAGTTTGACAGCCCGGAAGAGCCGGAGGCCGAAGAAGAAACCGGAAAAGAGACGGAGACCAAAGGAAAAGCCTGGAGCACGCGAGGCGCACGGTGCGACATGAAGCTGAACATCACGGCCAGAGTGAAAAGCGGCCATTGGTACACAGCGCTGCACGCGGTGAGCAAAGAAGGCAAAACGCTGGAAGAGATCAAAAACGACAAGAAATGCGAGAAGCAGCTGATCAGCGAGTTGACGGAGTACATCGAAGGGGCCATGGGCAGGAACCTGGCGGCGACCGGCTGGGCCATGATCACCACCGGAAGACGGAGACATCGCGAGGGCTATCACTTCGCGACAGAGGTGGCCAGAAAGACAGCCAGGAAGTTGAAGATCCCTTTCTACGAGGACGCGATCCAGTGCGGAAACTCTGACCGGCTGAAGCCGGTGCTGACCATCAAAGAGAAGCCAAAGGAAAAGAACCTGATTCTCTTCGACGACATCATCACGACGGGCACGACGGCCAGCAGAACAGCGGAGCTGCTGGAAAAGGAAGGTTACACAGTTATCACGATCATCGGAATCAGAAACCAGTGAGAGGAAGGAAAGAAAATGAAGTATCTGCTGATCGCGGGAAGCCGCACGTTCAACGACCTTGGAACATTCGACAAGGTCACGCGGGAGGTCATCGGTGAAGACCGGGAGATCACGATCGTCGAGGGAGGCGCTGCCGGAGCTGACAGCCTGGCCAAAGACTTTGCGAACGAGAACGGCTTCCCTGTCATGGAGTTTAAGCCTGACTGGAAGAAATACGGGAGAGCCGCCGGGCCGAAGAGAAACGACGCCATGGTGGCCTTCATCAAAGAGAACGGCGGAAAGGCTCTGTATTTCTGGGACGAGGAAAGCAAAGGGACAAAGCAGTGCATCGCCAGCGCGAAGAAGAACGGGGTTCATGTGGTGGTCTGGAGCACGAAAAGAAACGATTTTATTTGAGAAGGGAGCAGAAGAATGAACGAATCAAAAATCCTGACGCTAAAAGAAGCGCTGGAAAAACAGCCGGAGGTCGTGTGGCTTCAGCTGCGGTGGTGGGCCGGGACGGAACCTGTCCGGCTCTGGACGGAGCATATCCCCTTCCTGGTATTTGTACATGACGATCTGCGGGGCCGGTTTGAGCTTCGGCACGATCAGTACGGGATCACATGGCGCTGTCTCAGCCAGGACGACGCTGATACACGCAGGCTTCCGTGGGCTGACGGAAAGGGCCTATGGTTTGTGGATGTTCTGGAGAGTGATGCAACATGACCGACAAGGCAGTGCTTTATGTTTGCGACCCGGAGAAAAACACCGCCTGTCGAAAATCCAGCTGCAGTTATCTGCTGACGCAATCGGAGGGCGGGTGCTGCGATGCTACATTCCATCGGGAATTCGCCAGGGAATATTCTGACGGGACGCCTATGATCCACAAACGGAACGCCCTGATGCAGACCAGGGCAATGGCAAGAGAAAGGAAAGAAAAAAATGTATAGAGATTTGATTCACAGCCTGACCTACATGTACAGCATTATATGCCGGGGAAAGGGCACGCTGCCGGACAGCGACCTGCGGCATATCGCGAACGGGGCGCACAGCGTGACGAACAGCGCCCCGGTGGTAGAGACCATCAGCAAGAGCGAGACGGCCAACGACAAGGCCCAGCTGGCGGAAGCTCGGAAGATCGACGAGCAGATCGAGGAGATGGCAGTCTTCCTGATGAGCCTGGAGATCGTATGAGATGGATATTCGCAGACTGACGTGTGTGATCATCCAGAAAGACGGCAGGTTCCTGGTGGGGACGATCATGGGGAGTCAGGATCTCCGATGGAGCACTGACAGCTACGACGCCTGGCGGACGCGAGACATCGAGATGGCCCGGAAGGCCGCGAGGATCACCGGCGGAACCATGATGCTGTTCAACCCGGCTGTCGGACAGCTGCGGAGGTTATGAATGTTATTCGGAGTAGTCCTTCCCTGGCGCTCTGGCAGGGGCCACCAGGGTCGGCGGGATAGTGCCTGATTTGGCGGGGATGAGGGCAAGGGCGAAAGGTTATTGGAAAGGAGGGCTGACCGTTGGAGAAAAAGAAACTGCCGGAGAAGGCGACCGTGCCGGTGCCGATTAGCGCGACGGTCAGCAGGAAGACCGGAGAGATCCAGTTTGAATACTCCGAGGACGCCATGGATCAGATTCGGTTCGGGAAGATCATGAACCGGCTGAACCGGCTGGCGGAAGCATTCCTGGACGCGGAGGCGAAGGCACGGGCAGAGGCAGGCTGACGGCCTGCCTACATGCCGGGCAAAGGTTTTTCTGCCGGGAATAGGCATACCCGGCGGGCCGGTTCGATTCCGGCGTCCGGACTGCGGCTCCTGTGGGGCTGAAAAATAAAACGGAGAGGTGGTATCTATGCCGAACACGATGCAGATCACAACGATGAGCGGGAGGACGCTGGAAGAGGTCAAGGCCGGGATCCGGATGCGGATGCGGAACATGGTATTTAACGCGCTGGAGATCGGAAACGACCTGATCGAGGCGAAGGAAGCATGCGAACACGGTCAGTGGCTCCCCTTCCTTCGGGACATCGGGTTTTCCAGCTCCACGGCGGCGAATTACATGAGGATCGCGAAAGAGGTCAGTGTAGACAGCCGGGTGGCTCAGCTGCCGTACACGAAGATCCTGGCGGTGCTGGCCGCTCCCCCGGAAGAACGTGAGGAGCTGGCGTCGGCAGCGGAGGATATGAGCGCAGCAGAGATCAAGCGGCTGACAGAGGAGCGGAATAAGGCCGCAGAGGCGGCGAACGTGGAAAGCGCACGGGCCGAGCAGGCGGAGCGCTTCGCGGAAGAGCTTGGCAAGCGAATTGACAGCATGGAAGAAAAGCACCAGCAGGAGCTGGCCGCATGCGACGAAGAAGCACGCGAAGAAGAGCGCGAGAAGGCCGAAAAGGAAATCAGGCACCTGCGGCAGGTGAATGAAGACCTGCGGAGCGCCGGGCTGAAGATCATGGACGAGCGGGACGACCTGCGGGCCAAGCTGCTGACGGCGGAGAACAACCGGGTTGAGGTCGAGAAGGTTCCGGCGGACTATCAGATGATTAAGGAAGATCTGGAGACCGCCCGGAAGACGGTGAAAGAGCTGATGGACGCTGCAGCGGATGCCGAAGAGAGGGCGGCGGCTGCGGAGGCTGAGCTGGAGGAAGCAAGGGCCGAGAACGCCCAGGACGGCACCAGCGAGTACGAGAAAATGCACTTCGCCATGAAGACCTTCCTGATGCAGTGCGAGCTGATGGCCTGCAGGCCGGAGAAACTGCTTCGGGACGCGGAGAAGGTACAGCGGGACGTGGATCGGCTGATGACATGGTGCGAGGCGATCACGCGGGCCATGAACGTGCATATCGTAGAGGGGGCTGTAGTATGAGCGAGGTGAATTATCTGGATATGGTTCGGGAGAGCGAGGAGCTTCGGGAATCGAAGATCATCGTGCTGCCGGAGACCGCCCAGGCGATTAAGCAGAACACAGAGCAGCTGGGCGCTTACCTGGCGCAGATGGGGCAGATCATGCTGCAGATGCAGACCCGGCTGGACGAGCTGGAAGAAAAGCAGCGGCTGGTTACGCTGAGCCACGAGGACGTGAAGGCCGTCCAGGTTCTGATCAGAAACAGGACGATTGAGTATTGCGAAAAATACGAGCTGGAGGATCCTGCGAGCCGGAGAACGATCAGTGGGGCCATTAAGAAGGCCGTGCTGAAGAGATACGGCATTAAGGATCTGCACGACGTGCCCGTCATCGCGCGGCAGGCCGTTGAGAGCCAGATCGGAAAGTGGGCGGATATTCGCCTGGCCATGAAGTGCCGGGAGAAGAGCCGCGCTGCTGGTGGCACTTAAATGCTACGAGGAAAGAAAATGTATAAAGTGCGAGTTTATGCGAAATGCGTACATTCCGAAGCATATTCGCTGCACGAAATTTGGGATCATCATTGAGCCGCTACCGGCACGGAGGGGAAAAGATGAGTCTGATTCCGGAGGCAGTCTACGAGGCCGTGGAGAAGAAACTGCGGCAGCGGGACAGCATGGTGCGGAAAGCTGAAGAGGCGGTGGCCAGGGCAAGAGCCAGGGCAACCGACATCTCCGCGCCTGCCGGGCCGGGGAACGGCGGAAGCCGGGGCGGCATGCTGGGAAGTAGGACGGAGCGCGGGGCGCTGGCCGTCCTTCGGGCCGAGAAGAGGCTGGAGAGAGCGCGGGCCTGGGAGAGCGTGTTTGCGCAGATGGATGAGATCTTCCCGGAGGATACAAACGAGGGATATGTGATCAGCATGATCTATGGAAACGGGCTGAGCCAGGCGGAGCTGGCGCGGATCAGTGACTGCAGCAGGCAGACCGTGAAACTGCGGCAGGATCGATACGTGATCCGCGCTGCCTTCCTGGCGGCACGGGCCGGGCTGATATAGGGAGGGGGTGGTGAGGTATGGCCAGGCTGATCAGACGGTCTGAGGCGCTGAAGCGGATCAACCAGCTGGAGGAGAAAGCCAGAGAGAACGGCGATCAAGCCGGAGTGGACTGGATCGTGAAGTGCTTCAACGCGATTATGAGCTGCAGAGTGGAAGAACGGATCTTCTGCAGCGAATGTGGGAAAAAGATCCGTAAGCCCAGAGAACGGGATAGCCAGGGGGGGTCGTGAGGACTCTTCCGGGACAGATGAGCATCGCGGATTTTCTATAAAAGAGAAAGAGGAAAGAAAAATGCAGGTCAATTACGTTCGCGAACACGAACGGTTTATTGAGTACGCCGCTGATGAACGTCTCACGCCAAACGAGCAGCTTCTGTGGTACGCGCTGGTTCATATTTTCAACCAGCGGGCAGAAGGCAACGAGTGGCCTGACGGCTTCATCCGGATCACCAATGACCGTATGTTCACGTATCTCCCGATTAAATGGGACGCGATGGCCAAGGCGAGAAACTCGCTGAAACAGCGGGGGCTGATCGACTTTCGGAATGGGAGCCGGAATAAGAGCGCTCCTGAGTATAAGGTTAACTGGTTTTATCCCTCTTGTTATCCGTTTAAAACGGACAACAACAGGGGCAACATAGGGGGCAACACGGGGGACAACGTAGGGGGCTACGAGCGGGGCAACCTGGGGGGCTTTTATGGTAAACATAAACAAGGGGTAAACGTAAACCAGGAGACGGACGAAGAAGACGATGACGACGACGTCAACCGCGCGGGCGCTGGCGAAGATCCGATCAAGGATCGGGACGGGCGTGAGCTGGTTTGCACCATCGGGTTCACTGCGGCCTTCGGGAGAACGCCCTTCCCGGCTGAAGTGAGGCGGCTGGTGGTCGCAGCATGGCAGATGGGATTCGATAAGCGCATGCTTAATCTGGCCATGGAAAAGGCCGCTGCTTCCGGAGCGCGGAACGCTGTCGAGTTGACGCTGAGCATCCTACAGGAGTGGCGGGATGCCGAAGTTCGGACTCCGGAGCAGGCCGAGCAGTACCAGGTCGAGTATGACAGCCGGATGGGCCGGAATGGGCTTTATGGCTCCGGGGATGTGGTGGAGGACTATCATGCGGCGGAAGAAGCAAGACAGCGACGGCGAGAGGAGAACCAGCGAGCCGGAATTGATGCCTGGTGACCGGAACGGGACGTTTTGGCTATATGATCGCAAGTGCCCGGAGTGCGGGAAGATCTTCTGCATGCCGTATAAGGACTTGTGGGCCTACAAGGACGGAGACCGGATCCTCTGTAGCTGGCACTGCCTCCGGGCCAGAGAGAAGCGCCGGGAGGAGAAGGTGGCGAAGCTGGACAGCATGGCCGGGAGCATCCGGCTGAGCGAGGAGCAGGTGGAGCGGATCCAGGCGCTGATCAGGCAAGGGAAAAGCGTCCGGGAGATCAGCGTGCTTTTTGGAGTAAGCCGTGAGGTTATAAGATATCACAAGCGAAAGATGAGGAAGAAAACATGATCAGCATGAGAAAATGGGACAGGAACGGGCTTAAGGTTCCGAGGGAGAAGATCTTCCGGTGGCGGGTGATAAACAGCGGCCAGGAGGATGAGCGAGCGGAGTGTGAGTGCTGCGGGGCTGGAATGAGTAAGCTGGAGTATGGGTATAAGCACAGCCTGCCGCTGGCCTGCCCGAAATGCTTCGCTCAGCTGTGCGGATACATCACGGAATCATGAGACTTTATTTTTTATGGTTTTCTGCGGGTTTTCCTCTTGTAGTGAATTGAAGGAAATGCACAGGGAAAGAGGCAAAAGCAGGATGATCTCTTCCTATAATATGCGCGGAAAAGCCGGAGAAGCGGGAAATAATAAAAAAATAGTCTTCTGTGTATAATTGTGTGAAAAGAAAAAGAGGTGAATATCATGGGAAATGTGATCACGCTGTATCACTTCTGCTGTGCGGAAGATATGCCAGGCATCAGGAGCCAGGGGATCACCAAAGGCGTGATCGTAGGCGAAAGGCAGAGCACAAGCGGGAGATGGGTGCGGGTCGAGTTCCCTGGCTATCAGTGGATGACCTACGACCGGAACAGAGACCGGCAGAGCTGGGCCACCATGAAGCTGATTAAATACAGCCGCACGGAATACCGGTTTACGGTTGAGATCCAGGAGAAAGAAGTGAGCCAGCTTTATGACAGGGACAGACTTTCGGAACAGATACCAGGCTCTGAAAAGCTGTTTGACGGCTGGGCCGGGAGCGAGAATTGGGTGGTCTATCGTGGGAAGGTACCGAAATACTGGCTGAAGAAGCTGGAGCACTGGAACAAGGAAACACAGCAGTGGGAAGAGGTTGAGCTAAGATGAACAAGGTGCGACCGATCAAAGACCCGGACAAGCTAAGAGAGATCCGCGAGGGCCTGGCTGCTATGACGGACTGGCACGGGGAAAGAATGTTCCTGCTGTTTGAGATCGGAATCAACACCGGCCTGCGGATCAGCGACATGATCAGACTCCGGAAGAAGCACGTCTGCGGCGAATGGATCGAGACGGTTGAGAAGAAAACCGGGAAGACGACGCGGATCCCGCTGAACGTCCGGATCCGGGAGATCATCCAGGACAGATGTCGAGACATGGATCCAGACGATTATCTTTTTCCCAGCCGGAAGGCGCGAGAGGCTGGCAGCATCCAGCAGCCCATGACCAGGCGAAACGCCTACAACGATATCAGGAGGATCGCGGTTCTGTTCGGCCTGGGCGATCACATCGGCTGTCACACGCTGCGGAAGACATTCGGGTATTGGCACTATAAGCAGAACAAGGATCTGGAGATTCTGCGGCAGTGGTTTAACCACACCAGTCAGATGGTCACGCTGCGGTACATCGGAATGGACGAAGATGAGCGGAGAAAATCTGTCACCGGTTTTAATCCGGGAGGCGCAGTGTATAAGGCTCGCAGGCCGGTTTCGATGGGAAAACCGGACACAAAATCAGAGGCGCTTGAAATAAAAAATTTAGATCGCGCAAAGCAAGGAAAAACATGGGGCGAGCGGGCGATCGAAAGTCGGAAAAAGAAAAAGTGATGTATGATACATTGACTCGACAAAAACCGCTTGCTAAAATATAATCAGCAAAAATCATGTGAGGGCGCTGCCGGAAGGTGGCGTCCTTTGTTGTTAGATCGTCTGGCAGCTGCCTGGCTTTTTCTTTCCTCAGGCAGAGGGGTAACGCAGCGCGAGAGCGTTTGGGGTGGGCAGCGTAGAACGATCAGCAGAGGGAAAGATAATGCCGAACGACAAGTATTACCACCAGAAGCGCCACAAAGAATGGGCAGAGAAGGTGCTGAAGAGAGCTGACTATCTCTGCGAGGAATGTAAACGATATGGACGCCTGGATAAAGATGGCCTGCCAGTCAGGGCCACGACGGCGCACCACGAAAAGCCAAGAGACAAATACCCTGAGCTGCAATATGTGGTGAGCAACGGAAAGGCGCTTTGCGAGAAATGCCATAACAAGAAGCACCCAGAAAAAGGCGGAGAGCATGGGCACTACTGGAGATAGTGGGCAGTTGATTCGCGGGCGCGAACGCGCGGGCGCGATGACCGTCCCCCCCGGTCGGAAATTTCGGCCATGGGGGTTTCTGCACCGGGCGGGGGCGTCATTTATATACACTGCGGGAAATTAGAGGCCGAGGGGTTAAGGATCCGGAGACTGTTTTTTGAGCTTAAATTTCCAACAGTTGGAAATTTGATCCGGAGGGAGGTGACGACGTGAAGGTTACGACCGAGAAAGGGTTTCGGGAGAAGATTCGGGCAGCGTGCCGGGGCGTCGGCACGTATCGCGAAGAATTCGAGAGCATGATTCACCGGCTCGCTGAGCTTTATGTCCGGAGAGAAAAAACAAAGGACGATTTCAGGAAGAGCGGCGGGCATGCGATCATAATGCAGGTCAACAAGGGCGGAAATTCTTACGCGGCGAAGAATCCCCTACTCGCTGAGATCGACTTCATCGACAAGACAATTCTGGACATGGAGCGGGAGCTGGGACTGACGCCGCAGGCGATTCGGAAGATTAGCGAGAGCGCCCTGGGAAAGAAGCCCCAGGCGGAAGACGATCCGCTGGCCCTGGCGCTGGGCGAGCTGAAGTTGTTCAAGACCGGCTGACGCGGATCCGGCTGCGGGATGTATCGCGGCATGCTGCAGCTTGTGGAAATCATGTGGATAAGCACGGAGGAAAGAAAAATGGCGGTGTGGGCTTGTGATGTGCTGTGACGGATACGAGGAAACGGGCCGGAGCTGACCGGAACGAAAAAGGTCGGGCGAGCGCAGGGCCGGATAAGAGCGGGCGCGACTGTAACGGGAATAAGATCTGCGGGAAGTATGCGGACGAGGTTTTCGCATATGCCCACGACGTAGCCGAAGGGCGGATCATCGCGGGCGAAGATCGGGTGCTGGCATGCCAGCGCCTTTTAAAATTCTGCCAGCGGACAGATCTGGACATCCGGACACGGGACGCGGACTTCGTGATCGGGATCATTGAAGCGACCTTCCATCACCGGCAAGGCGAAGCGCTTGACGCGACGCCGCTGCGTGGGCAGAAACTGAAGCTGGAGCCATGGCAGAAGATGTGCGTGTACGGCATGCTGATCTTCTACCACAAGGGCACGGAGAAGCTGCTGGTCAACGAGGCGTTTATCTTCATTCCACGAAAGAACGGCAAGACGCTATTCGTGGCGGCGCTGGCCTGGGGCCTGAGCCTGCTGCGGAAGGATTCCGGTGCGAAGGTTTACGTGGTGGGCGCTGCCCTGAAGCAGGCCATGGAGACCTTCGATTCCTGGAAATACAACATCAACCTCCTCTACCCTACCGACAAGAAGCTGGGCGACGCGGGCTGGCGGGTGCTGGATAACAGCTTCGAGCACAGCCTGACAAATGAGCACCTGGGCGGCGGCAGCGTGAAGCTGATCGCGCTGCCGAGCAACCCGGACGGACAGGATTCCTTTAATGCGAACATCGTCATTGCGGATGAGATGCACGCCTATAAAAGCCCGAAGCAGTACACCATCCTGCAGGAGGCCACGGCTGCATACACCAACAAGCTGGTGATCGGGATCACGACCGCCGGTGATGATGCCCAGGGATTCTGTGCCCAGCGGCTGGAATACTGCCGGAAGGTGCTGAAGGGCACCGTGACGGATGATCAGTATTTCATCTTCATCTGCTGCGCGGACAAGGACGAGAACGGGGACGTGGATTTCACGAACCCGATTCAGTGGCAAAAGGCAAATCCGAGCTACGGCGTGACGATTCGGCCCGGCGATATGGAGAACGACGCGCTGAAGGCCCAGAACGATCCGCAGACACGAAAAGATTTTCTGAGCAAGAAGATGAACGTGTTTGTGGCGTCCATGAAGAGCTACTTCAACATCGACGAGTTCCGGCGGTCGAACCGGCGAGCCGAAGAGAAGCTGGGGATTCCGGAGAACGCACCGCTGCAGGAGAAGCTCCGGATCCTGGCCAAGCTGCCGGTGAAGTGGTACGGCGGGGCCGACCTTTCCAAGCTGCATGACCTGACGGCGGCAAGCCTTCATGGGCAGTATAAGGGGATCGACATCGTTATCCCTCACTGCTGGTTCCCTATCACGGCGGCGACGGAGAAGGCCGACAAAGACAACATCCCGTTGTTCGGATGGAAGGACGACGGGTGGCTGGAGATGTGCAACGCGCCGACCAACGACCACGACCGGGTGGTGGCGTGGTTTATTTCCATGAAGCGGATGGGATTCCGGATCGCCCAGGTGGGCCACGACCGGAAGTTCTGCCGGGAATACTTCATCGGCATGAAGAAGGCCGGGTTCACCATCGTGGATCAGCCACAGTATTTCTACAAAAAGAGCGAAGGATTCCGCCACATCGAGAAGCAGGCGAAGAACGACAACCTGTACTATCTGGGCGCGGAGCCTTATGAATACTGCGTGCAGAATGTGAAGGCCATCGAGAAGACCGACGACATGATCCAGTACGAAAAGGTGCAGCCGGAGCGGCGCATCGACGTTTTCGACGCAGATGTGTTTGCGACCGTTCGGATGCTGGAGTGCCTGGAGAAAGGCGGTCGGGCATCCAGCTGGTTCGGCACAGGCGACAGGAGCGGCGCAGCTGCCGGTGACAGAGACGAGGAATAACGGCCAGGATTGAACGGCACAGTTGCAGGCAGGAGGCGAAGCGGGCGGGATGGCTGCGAGAGCGGCGTCTGCTGGCAGCTGAGATCTGCACAGCACAAAGGCCGAGGGAGCCGGACGGCCAACGGCGACCCGGACAGGCGGCGGGGGTTCGGAGAGCGGGACGGAAAGAAACGGGAGGAACGAGCGGTGAAAGATACGGGACGGATGGAGCGGCTGCGGAGCTGGTGGGGCCAGCGGCCTGGAAGAAGGACACAGACGCGGGAGAACATCACGCTGAGCGACCCGGCGCATATCGCGTTCTTCCTGGGCAGCGGGGAGCTGGACTGCCCTGGTTACGTGCGGCTGTGCGACTGTCCGGAGATCCAGACGGCGGTTCTGCGGATCGCGGAGCTGATCGGCAGCATGACCATCCGGCTGATGAGCAACACGGACAAGGGCGACGAGCGGATCATTAACGAGTTGAGCCGGAAGATTGATATCGAGCCGTGCCGGAACATGACGCGCATGAAGTGGATGACCGCCATCGTCAGCAACATGCTGCTGCACGGCGGCGGGAACAGCGTCGTGGTTCCGCATACTGAGGGCGGGATCCTGGGCGACCTGGAACCCATCAGCGCCCACCGGGTGAGCTTCCTGCCGAAGCCTGGGAGCTATCGGGACTACCAGATCCTGATCGACAGCATCCCGCATGATCCCAGCGAGGTGATGCACTTTGTTTACAACCCGGATCCAAACTACCTGTGGAAGGGCCGGGGCATCACCGTGACGCTGAAGGACGTGGCGAACAACCTACGTCAGGCGCAGAAGACGGAAAACGCCTTCATGCGGAGTGAATGGAAGCCTTCGATCATCGTCAAGGTGGACGGCCTGACGGAAGAATTCGCCAGCCCGGAGGGGCGGGAGAAGCTGCTGGAGGGATACGTGAAACCGGCGCACCCAGGGGATCCGTGGATGATTCCCAGCGAGGCTTTTTCCGTGGAGCAGGTCAGGCCACTGACGCTGGCCGACCTGGCCATTAAGGACACGGTAGAGATCGACAAGCGCACGGTGGCCAGCGTGATCGGCGTGCCCGCTTTCCTGTTGGGCGTGGGTGAGTTCAAGCGCGAAGAGTGGAACAACTTTGTGCAGACGAAGATCCGGCCCATCGCCCTGGAGATCCAGCAGGAAATGACCAGGGCGCTGATCATCAGCCCGAAGTGGTATCTGGAGCTGAACCTGTGGTCGCTGATGGACTACGACCTGAAGAGCGTCAGCGACATTCTGCTGGCGGGTGCGGATCGCGGGTATGTCTGCGGTGACGAATGGCGCGACAGGATGCACATGCCGCCCGCCGGACTGACGGAGTACAAGATTCTGGAAAACTACATCCCCTACGACGACAGCGGGAAGCAGAAGAAGCTCATTCAGGACGAAGATCGG